GAGCGTGAGTTGATACGTGAACTGAACCCAATTCTGAATTCAGATAAAAGAGTTCGTGGTGGTGTGGTGGCTAAGTGACAGAATAGGTGGGGTGGTGGCTATATGCGCAACTGTTGTATTTTTGCAACAGTGCGCAACTCAAATCTTCCCTAAAATTCACGGGGCACTGGTTAGAAAGTGGGTGCCCCAGAGAAAATCACTTTTTAAAATTTTAGCGCACCAGATTTTTTAACCCTGCAGACCCTTTCTCCCCCACAGTATACGTAACCACAATCTTTCGTGTGCATAGTGCGCCACAGTCATCCATATATTGATTACTATAGCTCCCGTCAATCCTGTAAAGTATGCTGTAACTAACGTAGCCACTATTCTCCAGCTTATGGCTCTTGCTACGGTTCTTAAGTGTGTTTCTGTCATTGCTCTGTCCTTTATAGTGTGTGGTTCTAGTCAAACCAGATTATTTAGTGTGTAAGGAGTTTGATTTCGGTGCGAAGCACGAGTGAGTTGATGCCCTATGAAATGGGGCGATGCTCACTCACTAACTGATATATACTGTATGCATCAATTCTTCGTACTCACTAGGGACACAGAGTTCATTAATATTGGACGCTGGTTAGCCCACAATCGTATACAGTGTGAATATCATTTAAATCGTACACGCTTTTGGATCCCAGAAGGGCCACTGTTAACAGAGTTCTTACTACGCTGGGGTGATCGTTGTCCACCAGTAGAAACGGAACATTTATACTAGTTTATAAATAACTGCACGTAATTATTTGGAGCACAACATGGGTCACGCTGTCTGCTATATTACACTAGCCATTGGACTAGTCACTGCCTACTGGATTTGGGACTATGTTCGCAAGTTCGGTAAGAGTTAAATTCTAGTTTTAAAAATTTTTGCGCAGAAAAAATTTGGGGTTGCTAGACCCCTTTTCTATTATGTGAATAAAGTGCGTATAGAATAGGTGAGAAAAATCTTTTACTGTTTTCTGCTACCGCAGGTGCGCTTCGCGCATTCTAAGCATCAAGCAGGCGCCCTAGTTCCCCCAAATAGTCTCCGGTGTTCCTGTAGAAATCTATGCACTCACTGTGCAACTCCCATTCTTTGGCAAATCTTCCTCTGATCAATGCTCTGCACTCTTTGAGCTGTGCCGGGCTCATCTTAGCTATTTTATGTTCACGTTGACTCTGTGTGTCCTTGATCATGGACATCAACAGCAGTGTGGCTGGGTTCACTGTGGGATGATAGAATAAAAAGGCCTGATAGCCTGTGAACACATAGCCCTTGGCACCAAAGCCAATTCTATGACAGTCTATGGTTCTCACCCAGTCCCCGTACATCAAGTGCAGGGTGTTCTCGGGCAATTCCAAGTCCGTGTGCTGTAGATAAAAGCCTATGGCTCTATTATAGTCTCTGCGCAGGGGTTCACTGACTGTTTCAGCAAACTTTTCACAGTGCTGGTTAAACTGTCTCTGCCGTTGGTCCAAGATCATGCACTGCTCGTAGCTCAAGGGCAGGACGGTGTCATAGTAGTCTATGCGCTCATAGTACCATTCTTCGCCCTCACACTCCAGCAATCGTACCTCTGGTGGTTGAAAAAGCTCCGTGGGATTCCTAGCCAGCCACTGGTCTAGAGCCAACAGTACTTGGTATCTAGCACGATTACTGGGGGTAATCCTACAGAAGTTAACATAGCTTGAACCCAATTTGGCTATATGGTCATGGTATTCGCCGTCATCATAGATTGAATATTGCTCTACAAGTCTAGGATCCAAGCCCACTGAGTTCATGAGTTTGAAAAAGGTAAGGGATTTCATCACTGGGTGATGAATATTTATTTGCTGACTTAGGTGGTAAATACTACTATTAGGCGGATACCACTATTATGATATCACAACAAAGATTACTTAGACTAGCACCCACTCAGGATTCAGTGCTGGATCGTCGCAAGGGCATTAGAGGTGAGATGTTCTATGACGACACCAACAAGGTCCTGCGCATATTTGATGGCGAGCTCTTGGGTGGCTATGAAATGCTACGTGCGGATCTGCAGAACATTGATGTCACTATTTTAAACAGCAAACTAGCCAACAGCACAGTGACAGTAGGCACTACCACAGTGAGTTTGGGCGGTTCTAGTACTACACTAGCAGGATTGACTTCGGTGTCATCTTCACAGTTTACAGGTCCCTTGTCAGGTGCAGTCACTGGTAATGTCACTGGCAATGTCACAGGCAATGCAGACACTGCTACCACACTGAAAACTGCACGTAATATCAACTATGTGTCATTTAACGGTAGCAGTGATATCATCATCAACGGTCTTTATCATCAAACTGGCGGAGTGTTAGATGGCGGAATCAATGTTGATGCTGGCAGTGTGCTTAATTTTAGCAACCTGTCCTTTATCAATCCTACCTCAGGAAACAACTCCAATGATCTTGTTATAACCACCACAGGTGCAGTACATCCTAATGGCGCAGGCAGAATCAAGGTCACAGTGACTGCTCCAGTGAGCACAGTGAATAACACAGGTCTAGTACAGGTAGACAAAGGTTCCGTGTTCTTATCTGCTTATGTTGAAAATGGTGCCGCAGCCACAGTGGATATCGCGCCCACAGGTATTACTGTAACAGGCACAGCTCAGTTCAACAGCACCATCACTGGCAGCATCACAGGCAACGCAGGCACCGTTACCAACGGTGTTTATACCACAGGCTCATATGCCAACCCCGGTTGGATCACAAGTTTGGCCCTAAGCAAAGTTGGATTAACTGTGGGCAAGAGTTTTGACTATAATGCCAGTTCAACTCCAGCCCTTAATGTTAAATCAACCGCAGCCACAGTGGATTTTGGTGCCACACCAGTAACCAGTAAAAGTTTCACCATCACTGATGCTAATAGCACAGTTACTAACTCAGTGATAATTTATGCAGTAGGCGATGACGAGTGGGAAATGGATCCCATAGCCTACAGCGCCAAGTGCAATGCAGGTACAATAACTGTATATGCCAGCACCAGTCAAGGACCAGTCAAAGGCACTAGAAGCCTTCGTTATGTATTAGTATAAATATTGAAATAAGGAATTTAAACCATGGCAATCATTCAATCAGGTGTAGACAGTAGTTTATTAACTGTTGACCCAACATTTAAAAGTGCTCGAGTAAACGTTAGACCACCAGAAGCCAGTGGTTTCTTTCAATTGGGTGCAGTGAGCGGTAACTTGACCAATACTACGGTTACAGCTAACAACTCATTGTTTTCAATGCGTTGGGCACCAGGCAACGGCAAACTAGCAGTTATTCGTCGTGTTATTATCAACTTTGTACAAACGGTAGGCTGGACGGCGGCAGCGGCACAGCCAGTAGGTCTGTATGTAGCACGTAGTTGGACAGTGAGTGACAGCGGCGGAAACGCAGTTACCATCTCAGGCAATACACAAAAAATGCGTACAACATATGATCCAAGTTATTTTTCAGCTCCAAGTGATGTACGTATTGCCAACACAGCAACATTAACAGCTGGTACACGCACATTAGATACTAACCCAGTTGGTATTGGTTTGTTGGCAGCTAGCCAAGTAGCGGCAGGTAGCGCCAGCTATCCACAACAAATTATTACATTACATGATGTTAACACAGGTGACCATCCAATCGTTTTAGATAATAACGAAGGTCTTGTTATCAATAACATGGTAGTGTGGCCAGCGGCTGCTAACGGCTTTATTGCAGTTAACGTCGAATGGCTTGAAACAAGTGCTTACTAATTAAAAAATTAGCAGTCACAAAAAAAGCACCTTCGGGTGCTTTTTATTTTATGTCTGGCTTTCTAAAGTTTGTCATTAATTCGTCATCATCAGGTATGGTATTAATTGACGGATCAACTATTCTTCTTAATTTAGACATTATTGGCGCATCTTGCCAATTTTTTCTAGCAGCTTCATAATCGTCTCTTGCTCTTTGACGTTCACCTGATTTGGCTGGGTCATATCCGTGTTTGGTCATCCAAGATTCTACGCCAGTATGTGTATCAGCATATGGTCCATAGGCCTTACCAGCATCGCCATGACGAACAGCTAATGTGGCTGCTGTAGCATACGGACCAGTGGCAGTTTTAGCCACGGTACCTGCCATACCTAATCCTTTTGATACCATTGGAGCAGCATTGCGTGAGAGATGAGATAATCCTTGTAGAGCTACACCAGTATTATATGTTTTCATTTGATCACCAACAAAATTTGCCGCTGATTGATCACCTACAATACCTGCCCCTTGTGCTAAACCAAGAACATTAGTGGCTTTGTCAAATCCTGAAAGAGATTTAGATCCAACTTTTTTAGCAATGTCTTTGACTTTGGAAGTATTGGTAGTTGGATTCGCAGTGTCAATTGTTGCACTGGCTGTTTGTTCTTGTATGAATTCTCTTGCTCTCATAGCATTATTTATTATGCTGATGTCTTACTGGACCGTCTAGGTTTTTATACAGCATAAATCTAACACCATCAAAATCCAAAGTATATTCGTCTAATATATAGGCTATGCTAGTGGCGTCCATGACTAGTTCTACGTCAGCTATGTTTAGAATATAATCCTCTGGACCAAATTGGTCATCCCACTCAAAATAAATGTCTGTTTTTAGAGCTAAAATATCACAACGAACTCTAAAGGCGCCCTGAGGTTTCAAATTCCCCAATCTTTTGATTTCTATTACGGCACTGGGTGTGACCGTGAGAAAATGTGGTTGATTACCTGGTAGTAGATCTACTTGACTTTTATCCATGCTGATATTTAATTAGAGTTTGAATGGACTTTGGAAAGTTTTGGGTCTGCTGCCTTCTTCTAATTCTTTGATCTTCTGTTGATAGTATAAGGCTTCATCTTTACGGGCTTGGGCCAACTGCGTCATGATTTTATCACGTTCTGTCATCAGTTCTACTTTCTTCTTAACTGTGGATTCTGAACGTATTTGTTCATGTATTATATCCAATTCTTTTATTAGGTTTTCTACACTCATTATAATGCCTTAGTATATTTTTTAGAACTTATATTAAAAAGGATGTCTTTTCATTAAAAACGTAAGAATTTTCTTTTAAAAAACGCTGAAAATTTTAAAGAATTTAACGAAAAGGATATCTTTTTATTTAAGACTCAAGTTCTTGTTAACTATGTCTATCTTCCTGTTCTGTATTCTTTCTATATCGCCGTTGTTTCTAAGAGCTTTGAACACTAGATTTTCAGTACTGAGTTCACCAAACTTGTCCAATCCACTTTGGCGATAGTTCTTAAGTTTGTCCATTAATCTAGTGATATCTTCCTTGTCATCAGCTCTAGAAATATATCTCTTGATTTCTCTGCTGAGCCAGCGATATTTGGCACGTACTGCACGATCATCGTAACTAGTATCCTGCTGTGCATCCTTGCGTTCTATCCATTCATCTGTTAAGATACTATAAGCATTACCTTCAACAGTTTCGTCATCGTCTTCTACATATATTTCTACTGGAACCCCACGCATGACTATGTCATAGGTATTATTCCAGAGTCTGCGTTTGCTGTCAAAGAACTGATCCACTAGTTCATTACCGCCATATATCTCTTCTTTGGCCACTATGATATGCAGGTCTAAATCACTGTGTGGAGTATAAGTGTAACTGGTATTACTGCCTGTGATTATGATATCACGCAAGGGAATCTTGTCCAACTTCAAATAGGCTAGAAATTCTTTGGCTGTTTCCAGCAACTTTAATCTAACTTCAGACTGAAGTTTATCTCCATTCCATAGTTTAGGATTGAGACTGGTGTGAAACATTATAGGTGATTGGAACTCTAAAATCTGCATAACACATATTTATTCAACGGTAAATACTCATATGGACACAAATTATTATACTGGAAAATTGTTGGTAGCACCCCCAAAAATGCTGGATAAAAGATTCAGCAATACTGTGATCTATATTGTTAATCACACCGCGTCTGGTGCATGGGGTTTGGTACTCAACAAGCCTGGTAATTTAACCAATAAAGAACTCTTGGCACAAATTGGCATTGACCTCAATCTAGCAGGCATTGCTCATGCAGGTGGTCCTATGAATACTAATAGTGTGCATTTCCTTCACAGTCCAGAAGTTGTAAGTTCTGGAACATTCCCTGGTAATATTTTTGCCAGCGGAGATATGGAATTCATAACTAGACTTCAAGAAGGCAATAGACCAGAAAGATATAGAATGTTTGTGGGCAGTTGCAGTTGGGCGCCTGGCCAACTAGAAATGGAAGTTATGGGAGAAAGCCCTTGGAGACCAGAGTTCAGTTGGTTAACTGTTCCAGCTACTCCAGAACTTGTTTTTGAACATGATGACATGATGCAGTGGCAGCAGTGCTTAGATGCCTGCGCCAACAACGTGGTAAAAGATTGGATGCTCTAAAATAAATATTGTATCATGCAGATACGTACAATTTTATCTCTATTAGAAGATTTAGAAAAAGCAGTTCAATCTGATGGATCAACTAATACTTCTAAGATTTCAACTCCGTCAATTGTTACTAAAAATATAGACGCAGTTGATACAACAGCAAACCAGCCTGAACAGGCATGGCACCGAGCATGGCATAATCCGGGAGAAGAAAGAAAAGAACCACCAGGTGGATATCGAGGTGCTGGTAAGATTCAAGGAAATGCTATCATTACCAATCCAGAAGCATGGGACGCTGACAAACAGCCAGGTTATGCGCGAGCAAGAAAACAAATGGACAGCAAATATGCAGGCCATGTACTAGTTTCTATTCCAGACGAAGTACGTAGAGCAACTGGGTATCACGATGATAAACCGGGAATACTAGATGCTCCGTTCCGTTATTCAGGTGATGGCACTTTGGTACAATTACCTAATGGCAGTGTTCTTACTGGTAACTGGCATAAAGGAGTACATGATTCTAAAGCTCCTCAAGATGTTTTACCAATACCTCCTTTGGATAAACTTCATGGATACGGCGATAAAATGGACGGTGTAGCTAATTTCTTAGTTAAATCTGGCCACAGTGATTCGGACATTGCGCGAAGTTTGAAATATTATTTTCCAGATGCAACAGATAAAAATGTATCATTTAATATTCACATGGCACGTGATGTCAACAGAGCAGGTTATAATACAGGCGTAGATTTGACTGTAGACAGTCCGCACGATCATAGTAAAAATGTTTTAGGACCAGTAGAGCATCCGGGTGCTAGACCAGAAATAGATAAAGAGGTTCATGGTAGAGGAGTGGAGGCATTGGCTGCACTTGGGCGTGACCGCAAAAAAGGTGCTAACTCTATCAAATCTGCATACAAATCAAAGAGTGGTGCAGATATTTTCCATAGTTATGATGAACTAGATCATGACAAATTTCAAAATGTCAATTACTCGTATGGTGGGCCTGGCGAGATGGAAAAAGTTGGACCTTATACAGTTTACAAAATTCCAGAAACTGACGATGATGGAAAACCTACAGGAAAATTTTTGGTATCTGGAATACGTTTTGGCACATACAAAAAAGGTGGAAAGAAAAGATCAATGTCTACTGATTCACACTGGCTTGGTACAGAGGAACAATGGCAAAAAGATAAAAAAGAATTTTTAGATCAGCTAGCCAATACAAAATTTTATAATCAATTTGATTAATCTCGTTCGCTGTTAATATTTGCCAACATTTCCCTAATACGACTGCCGTCAACTTTTCCTCTTACTTTTGGTACTGCAATACCTTCATCCGGTTCTCTAATAATTTCACCAGTTGAACTATCAACTACTGTACTAGTTTTCTTCAAACCATTTAAAATACTCGATGCTCCGCCCTGTGGTTGTGGCCTACCACCGCCTTGACTAAAACTTGCTTCTTGCCCTTCATCACCTGGATCAGTAATACGTAGGCTGTCTAAATTAAAATCTAAATCAATTTTTTGACCTACGGCACTACTTGAACGTGTCTTCATAAATTGAATTTGATAGCGTCCACGTTCACGCATAGCACGACTGGTAAAAATACCAATAACATTATCAGCTGTTTGAATCTTACTAAGACCGCCACTAATATGACTGTGATCAAATTCAATTTCTTCAACAGCACTTCTATTCAACTGACTAGCTGTAACACAGACACATTGTTGTTCCATAGCAAAATTTCTAATCTCTTCTGAAACATATTTGTCTTTAACAAACAAGTCGCTGGGACTGACCTTAACACTGATAGGCATCATTAGATCCAAGTAATCTATCAATACTACATCAGGCTTGTGTCCTTTTTTAACCTGATATTCTTTTATATATGCACGTAGGTCATTAATATTTTTACCAGACGGCATGTACTTAATTTGAATAGCCCCGCTACTCTTACCAGCCATCTTAACTTTGAGTTCTACGTCTTCCAATGATTTAAAAATCTCTCGGGTCGGAAGACCAGTCATCATTGAATCCAATCTCATCGCAACAAGGTGCTCGCTCAGTTCCAACGAAACGTAAAGTACGTTGAGCCCTACCTGAGAGAAGTTCACCGCAAGATTCTGTAGAAATAGGGATTTCCCCGCACCACTTCCCCCAGCGAAAATATTCAATTCGCCCCTGTTGAATCCTCCAAAAAGTTTCTTGTCGAATGTCGGCCATCCTGTGCTCACCTGTCCATTTTTATCTTTAAGCCCCATTAGTCTGCCACGTGGGTCTTCAAAATAGTCTGTTCCCATATCTTTATTAAGGCTAATTTGAACAGCTGCCTTAATCATACTTTCAACAGGACCAAACTCCCCTTTTTCCAACATGTCTGCGCTTTTAATAATTGCACGTTCTAATGCTTTGTGTCTACTAAATTTTTCAAAGTCATCTAACAACCATTCATAATTCTCAGTAGGTAACCCGGTCACATTTTTAAAGTCAGTTTCACAACTGGTATTAACAATATCTAATTCTGGCATTACCTTATATTTGTCCACATAGGTGGTAATAAACTCTGCCGCATCTTTTAGTTTACGGTCAAAGTTTTCTGGATCAAATATGTTTTGGCAACGCACGAATGTTTCTGCATCACTAAGAAACATTTCTAAATATAATTTTTGTATCTCACTACTATAATTTGTTTTGTTCATACTTATATGTTATCTTTTTAATCTGGCAGTCGTGTAAATCTTGAAACGAAACTTTCTATGAAACAACTATACTCTTTGCATTCTTCATCATTTGGACTGCGTAATTGATCTCGATAATGTACCCAAGTATTCTCTTCTATTTTCACAACGGATAAAACTCTGAAAGTTTTTCCGTTAGATCCAGACCACAATGTGCCTTCTTTAACTTCCATCTTTTTTCTCCTTTGGATATTTTTTCATTAATAATTCTAATTTTATTTTATTATCTGTTGCACTATCTAAAATAGTTTTTATAGTAAACAATTTACCATATCTTTTAAATGCATCACTAGCATCTTTTATATCATCTTCCCAGGGCGGGATCGCTACCAACCATTCATTTTCCATAGCATACTGTACCAATCCCATACCAGTATGATCTCTATCTGGAACAACAATCACAGTTTTGCCTAAACTATTAATTATAGCACGTTGTCTGTCATTGGGTAAATTAGTCAATAATCCAACTCCGTTAACTGCTAGTGCATCAAAAGGTCCTTCAGTTACCAATACAACTTTATTAGAATAATTTTGATTGTCAATATTAAAAACGTACCCGCTTTGACTTTCACTCAAATATTTGGGACTGCCTGATGTTACTTTACGAGCAGTATAGCCTATGAGCTTTTTTTGATGATAAAAAGGTATTATTAATCTATCTAAGTATCCAGGCAATGGACAATAGTGCCAGTCATATTCATCTAATTCATAACCTCTATCAAGCAAATACTCTAAACATTTTATACTATCTTCGTATTCTAGTAAAGCATTGTGTAATGGTATACTTTCAGGTGGAAGGTATTTTTCATGGAAGTCTAATTGAGCGAAATTATCAGTTTTATCATTATCTAAAAGTTTTAACGCTTCCAAACTCCATTCATTGACTTTACTAATTGGTACATTGATCCATTTGAATAACTTTTTATTTTTGGTAGTTATTTGTCTTCCGGGTTGCCAACTAGTTTTGAATCCACAATTAAAGCAATGATATGTAAACCCAGAACCATGTGTAATAAACCCACCTCGCTGTCTAGTGTCTGGACTTTCCCCATTGTGGGTACAGCAAGGTGCATCAAAACTCACCCAACCAGATGAGGTTTGTTTTCTTTTAAAGGGTAGATAAGATAGCAGTTCAGCCGTTAGGGCAGTCATGCTAATATTTTAGCTTCTATATAGTATTTTGTCAACGGTGCCAATATTCTTGGTATATCGGAACATGAGATAGTTAATGTTGTTCAAATCATTGACGGTAATGCCAACAGTTCCATTTTGAGATGAATATGAAGCAGTAGTAATTGGCGTACATGCGTCCCAGCTTGTTGGAGCAGAATTTGCCAAAGAACCTCTTATTTCTAAATTACCTGTGAAGTTAGTAAAGTATGCTTGTATTGAATGCAATCCATTATTTCCTTTACCATCTCTATTAGTTGCAATTGGACCAGACGTGAAAATATCATTTTGACCTTGCAAAAAGACAAGTTCCTCGCTAGGTATGAAACGAGCTACAACACCGTCTACAATTTCTAAGTTGCCGTGAAGATCACTGGCTCCATCTATGTATGCAGGTCTAAGTTCTGTATTTGTTTGTTCTAAAATACTATAGGTATAAAGCCCTGTTTTAAAACTAACCGGAATGTCACTGCTGGTTAATGTTAATTTTGTTTTACCTTTTGATGAAAAGGTTTGAAATGTAACTTGTGCTCCTAGAGCCACTAATGCAGTGGTTTTGGCACTTAATGTTACTGCGTTATTAGTTTTGGCAATAACTTTAGTATTTGCAGGAATACCAGTACCAGTAACACCCTGCCCCACCACTATATTTGAAGTATTGGCAAATGCTATTGTTTCAGATAGTGCTGTTTGAGCGACGCTGACGGGAAGTACAACATAGTCGTCTAATATTTCTAAATTCCTACTAACTACTTCTTTATTGGTAACAAAATCAAACATCTTAAACACAAAGACTTTAGTTGCAGAATCTAACGTGATTGGACGTTGATCTCCGTTAAGGAAATTGAACTGAATAGTATTAGTGAGGCCTTTGGCCAATTTAGCATATCCGTGGTACATCGTATCTACCCCATGTTTGGTAGAATTTTCCAAATCTAAAAAGACTCGAACGACTGGTGTATATAAATAGACTGGTAAATTCAACATGCACGTATTTATTGTTACAGGAATACTAGAAGGTGAACGAATTATTGAAGAACAATTTTCCATTCTTAACTTGCATAAGATGCAATGAGATTGAGATCCTAGGAATCATTATCAATCAAAATGACAGCGTTTTAAGCATCTATGACTTTGGGGCTATACACAATGACGCCGAAAAACAACAGCTTTTAGACCTAGGAGATCAATGGTGGTGGGAAAGCAACAGAAAAATACCCATCAATATTTTCCTAAAAGGGGAAATGGACCTCTTTCGTAGATACATTAAAACCCTAAATAGCAAAGATATAGAGCTAGTGTTTGGTCCTTTAGTTAACTTAAACGATATTTCTGAAAAACGTGTGAAGCGTAAGAGTATACAGCTGGTTCGTTCTGTTAAGAAAACCCGTAACTAATTCCCTCACAGATTTTGTTCATCTGAAGCACAATGGCATGTGCGTATGCTACTGCATGACTCTTCTTAAAACTATATGAGTCATCGGTCTTTTCCCATATCTCATCTGTAATACTTGACCATCCTTGAGATTCACATTTTGTTATTAAATATTTTTTGCCTGGGCGTAATATAGCTAAGAACATAGCTAGTTCTTCAATGCTACTAGGCTTCAATCTAGCAACGAGATCATGATATCCGTTAACGTGGAATATCAAATCACAAAATTCTTTTTGTTCTAAAAGATCCCATAACGGTGTTATGGATAATAATTTTAATATTTCTTCTTCTGATTGTATATCTTTATAGATACCAACATTTAAAAAGTCAATTTTAAAATATCCTCTTTTTTCTGCGTCATCGTAATCTATGGTTGACAAGCCAGTTACTGAGTCAATAGGAATTTTTTGTAGGTATACACCAGTATTGTGTTTTTTGATTTGATCATTTTCTATTCTAGATGCAGGAATATGCTTTACTACTTTTAAAGCCTTTTCTCTGTCAAAAAAATCGATATCAATATCAGGCAATTCCAGTCTCCTTACATATTTCTTTTACTAATGCTATTTCACTAGGATAAGTTTTAAATCTTTTCATCCAATATGCAGGATCTATCAACTCTCCAACTATGTCTAATTGTTCGTCATTAAACTTTGCCAACATATCAGTGCCACTCTTACAATTTAAAAGTATCCATGGACTGACTAACCCATCTGCAATTTGTCTAACTGCACGATTAATGTTAACATAATTGAAGTAATGTGCAAAATTTGCATTGTTCTCTTCTGCCCATTCCATCATAGTATTTAAAGAACGTTGTATAGCCGCATCAGCTGGCTCTGTTTTTATCATTTGGGATAGATAGGTATAGTAGAGTTCATCGCGACACCAATGATCGAGCTTAACTCCGGATTTGATAACATAATCCATAAACTTGTCAGGATAGATAGGATTAACATTATTAATAAAAGAACCAAACTTAACGAAGGCGTTATAGTAAGGGCTTTTACAAAAGTCTTCATATGTTTTATCTTTTTTAGCATTTTGTGTCAGTCTGTAAAATCTATTATATGTCATGAAACCTGCTTGAACACGTTTCTCATCTTTTTGTAAAGCTCTACGCTTTTGTTCACACATGTGGGCAACTAAAGTAGCTTCTTTAGTGTAACCTTTACCACAATGAACACAAGTATAGTTACTCATACTCTTTTCTTTGTTTTTTGTCGTACCCCAGCTGGTCAAATAAATTTTCGATGTCATTTTTATCCATTAAACTTGCTAATAACTTAACGTCACTCATTTTCATTGCTGGGTTAAGTTCTGCTATTAATTTTTCAATTTTAACTGCTTTTTCTTTTTTACCAGCGGCTAGATACGGGTGATAGGCATTGGCTCCTGTTCCACATCCTGCAAACAATTTCCAAAGTAATCCTTTATGATTCTTACTTAATGTCCAATGATTTTTGTTTACTAGCTCGTTGGTCATTTCAACAAACCATTCTTGAACGTCTCTGTCTCCTTGCACATTACTAACGTAGCGCATCAAAATAAAGGGACTAAAGGATTTTCGTTCTTCATCAGACCAGTTATTGTATGCATCTTTATCACGCATGTCTACGCCACGCAGTTCTTTTTTAATATCAAGCGCCATGATCTTTACTCAAATTATATAATATTATACATTGTTCAAGGGCACGTTGTAAAGCAGGATTGTTTTTAGCTTCTTGTCTTATTTCATACCATAATTGATTTTGCATCAATTGTTCTTTATGCGCACCTCTAACTCTTGCAGGATTGTCTTCTGGTTGCCAGTCCCATCCTATTACTTCTCTAGTATCAGCTGGGGCGCCGTGTTCTCGAGCATAGACTACGCCGCCTTGACGTTCATATACATAAGTTGCACCTGGTTTTAATTGTCCCATGATATCACCAACATTTTGAATAATCTAAAAGTTCACTTTGACGACTGACTTCTTTAACAAAATACGCACAGACTGGTTTTTCGCCAGAATGCAAAGGTGTTGCCAATAGTTGACCAATACGCATTTTTGGAAAATACCATTTAACATCTTGATAGACATTGACTATGTCAACTGGATAGAACTCTGGTTTGAAACTACTAAGTGGATTAAATGTAAATGCGCTAAAACCTCTATCATTTAAACTGGTAAGAGGAAGAACTTCCATTTCACCTGTACTTTCTGGATCACCCACCACCATACACCAATCTAGAGGCATTTGTAATTGCCAAGGTCCAATTTGTAATACGGCAGCTGGACAAGTAAACGATTCTAAAAATATTAGAGGTTGGAAAAAATAGTCAGGATTTTGATTATCGCTGTTATCTAAAACAGCAAATCGACAGTCCTCATCTACTTCTTCTGGGAGATCATTCAAGTAAAATGTCTCATCTTTGAGAGTTAAAATTTGCATCAATATTTCACCTTATCTATTGTAAACGGGTACTTTGCTTCTTTATAATATTTTTTGCGCTCAGTTAAATGTTTTTTGGCATATTTGGTACTAGCAGTTATGTCCCATATTTGGACGAAATCTTTGTCTTCTGCCTTTCTAATGCCTCGCCCAATGCTTTGTATAACCCTGACAAAGCTCTTTCCGGGCTCCACAAGAACCAGATTAAAAATCCTAGGGATATTAATACCCACAGCGGCCACACCATAAGTCGCCACAATAATCTTGTCACTAGATTCCCGAACTTCGTCATAATGCTCTTTCCTATCAGTTGTTTTTACATTACCATTAATAAACACACACTCCAAATGATTACTCAGTTGTTTGCCACATTCTATTCTGTCAACCAACACTAACGTATTTCCTGTTTCTGAAATAGCTTTGATCATATTTGACAAATATGTAAGCCTGTCAGAGTCAGTAACCAAATATTTTAGTTCTTCTGCATAACCACCAAATTCTTTCCACTCTTGGGTTTGGATAATATTAACATGACAATTAGCCAAATGGCCCGCCTCTTGTAATTCATGTGCCGCAATACCGCCAACCACCGGGCCCAAACTTGCTTTAATTCCTTCAAATTCATAATCTGCCTTTGGCACAGTGCCGGTCAATCCCCAACGTATTGGACAATGTGCAAATGCACCTGTTAATAAATTTTTCAGTACATCGGCTTTAGCCATATGAACTTCATCAACAATCACACATACAACACCTTCAATAAATTCAACTAGTTTTAATGCTTCATCATTTGCCTTACCTGTTTTTTCTAGTATGTTTAACGATTGCCAAGTACATATAGTGTGTGTCTTATTCAATTCTTTTCTATCACCATAATAAACGCCAACATCTAGACCTACGTTTCTGTAATCTTCTTCAGTTTGTTCTACTAAGCCTTTATTTGGAACTATGACTATTGATCTTCCATATTTTTCACACATATGACTTAGTGTAGCAGTCATAATTGTTTTACCAGCACCAGTTGCTAGTTCTTGTATGCTTTGAGGATTTTCTAAAAATAAGTTGATTGCGTTTGGTTGATAGTCCCTGAGCATTATGGGGTCGCCTTCTTTGACATGTCCTTTAGGCCACACTTTGCCTTTATCAGCCCAATAACTTTCCGTAACTTTTTCAAACTCTAATTTTACAGGGGTCCTAAGATCAATTAAATCAATGTCATATCCATCACTTTCAATTTCTGGAAGAACTCTATCTAAAAGACTTAGATAGGTAGTACCACCCAAACCAAAGAAGCTAACACATCCATCCCAGCGTCCAAGTTTAAATGCAGGCATGTGTCGTGCGTATGGAAGTTGGTATTTGAACTGTGCTACCAACTTTTTTCGTGTATCTAAATCAAGACCTTCAATTTTTACATTGACTTCGTCTTTTAAAATTATCTTACAAGTGGACAACGTCTGCCTCTGCTGATCTAAATTCGTTATATTGTATAGAAAAAATAGAATTTTTAATAGTATTAATAATACTGTAATGTGATGTAACGTATCTGTTTACAAATAAACAAACATCAATATTATGCTGATTTTTTAATAAACTTTTTGGAAATTTATTGCTTAGAAAAACCCATTTTGGATTTGAAGATGCTTCTTTGTTCAAGTTTAATTCTTTAATTACCTTATTAAAGTCTACACCATCATCGTCATTTTTTCTTCTAAAAAACACACCAACATCGTCTTTATTAACGCCTATGTCAAAAAGATCATTGGCCCAATTAGACATTGATTCAGCACTGATATTTTCATCTACAAAAATAGCAGTATTAACGTTCATTTCTTTTATTAGAGATAGTACATCTTTTCTAGAATGATTTGTCTTATCAATAAAAAACTTTTGATTATTGCTTTGTTCGTATATTTTATACAAGGGTTGAACTTTGACTAAATTTTCCAGTTCTTCTGCTACATCATCTGCATATATAAAGACACCAAGTTTGGCGCTTTCTATTAACGCTGTTTTTAAGTCGTTGGCAACAAATTCAGTTTTGATGTTTTTAAATTTGTAAACGGAGTTTTCTTTAACTAACGTTGGAACAAATTTTTCAAAATCGTCTTTGATTTGATTATATTTGTCAATGTATATTTTTATATCTTCGTCAAGAATGAAATTATCTGACAAATTGTCTGCTATAAATGCTAGGCTAATTTCATTAGAATCTAAAGTCCAATTTTTATTATCAGGATCCCATTCTGCCTTGGTCAATTTTTCTTTAATATTAAGATTTCTAAATAATGTTACTAAATTTTGATCAAATGGAAATTTAACTACAAATCTTTTATTAACTGGATTAATAGACACTGATCTTGTATTATCTATAGTTCTTAATGTGAATTTATAAACAGGAGTTTCTAACATAGATTCAATGTCAGATACTCCAATTTTATTAAATTGGTTTCTATATTTTTTGATAAGGCGTAAAGCAATTTCAGCTTGTTTATGCGTAAATGCTTTGCCGTTGAAAATTTGATTTGCTAGACTTTGAGATATTTTTTCGTCAAAGTTACTGACATGAATGCGTCCATAACCAAATTGTTCGACTAAATCTTCAATATATTTCATACTAATATTATAGTTGATATTGAAGCAGATGTCAATACTATAATGTAATGTCTTCCATGCCAGCAGTTCTAAGTTTGATAATATTACTCATCTGCCATTGCTTTATATCAAGGCTTTTGATAATACCTAGCCACTTATTTCTAATCAATGCAAACTCATTGATTAGTTTTTCAAAATCAACTACATCTGCTTCACCATCAACATATTTTTCAACATCTCTACTGCTGAGAGCTCGTTGATAGTTTTCTAAATATTTTCTAAACGTTTTACTTCGCAAACGTCTAAGCTCTATGTTGAGATATTCTAATATGGCTTCAATTTCTTGAAGTTGATTAAATCTCTGCTCAACTACACCTGGTAACTGAGCAGAGAGTTTTTCAATATTACCGTATATCTTACATTCTGTCTGTGCTTGAGCTAACTCATTATAGTAGTACTCAAGGCAAGCAGGTAGTTCAGCGAGATCTTTACTTACCTTGTTGTACCACATTATTAGTCCTCGTCTTCGTAATATTCTTCATCTTCACCTTCGTCATCATAGCCTGCTTCTTCGCGAAGTAGTGCTTTGATAGCTTCATCAAGGTGATTATCAAGTCCCTGCAACCCTTCTAAGGTTCCTGTGCTAACGTCGTTGTCAACCAAAAAGTCAACAAAATGATTGGCGGCAGTATCCATATTTTTCGCAGGGATATATTCTTTAAACAAGTCCCAGATTTCAATGATTAGTTGTTCTTCCATGATTACACATTTTCCTCTACAATATCTTCAACTTCAGCTTTTGCTAGTGAAGTATTATAATTAGTCATAATAATGTTAAGACCGTCTTTTTCGTTACGTTCCCACGCTTTACGGAATTGTTTAATAATTTCCCCGTCTGGTGTTACATAAACAAGACTGTTGCCTTCTTTCTTTAGAAGACCTTTGCTTTCTGCAAGATCAACTAAACCACTATAAGGACTCATGCCCGTTTCATAAGGAATTTCAACCTGTACACTTTCAAACGGTTTTGCGTAACGGGTTTTCATAATCTTACAGGCTGCACGAATACCGTTAACAGTTGTAGTTTTATTACCGTCTGCATCAGTTTTAAGTTTCAGTTTACGCATTGCAACTACAATACTTGATGCATAGATGAAGCCTTGACCACCTGAGATCTTGTCGTCTGGATCAAACATATCTTGTGATGCGTATGTGTGATTAGTAGCGACCAATCCTACATTATAACTACCAAACATATTAACACAGTTACGAACCAGTGCTGTTAGTGCTTTAGGTTTACGGCCCATGTCACCTTTTAAGTCGCCTGCTTCAAATTGGTTAATGTCAGTTGGGGTCAATAACATTCCCAAGCTATCAATAACAAACAGTACTTTTGGTCTGTTACCTTCTTCCATTGCTTTATACTCTTTCATGAATTCATGAATAGTTTTAGCAACGTCATCAATCATAGCCATGTTAAGTTTGAGCAACTTATCTTCGCTTGTGTCTACACCAAGTGCATGTAGCCATGCTTCGTCAAGTGCGTTTTCTGAGTCAACAAGAACAACAAAAATTCCTTGTTCTTGTGCGTGTCTTACAATGTTGCCTGAACAAATATAAGACTTACCTGCACCACTTTCACCAGCGAATACAGTCACTTTGCCAAGAGGAATACCCTTGTTAAAGTCGCCGCTGATCAGGTAGTTGAGTGCATAATTACCTGTACTAATCCAGTCTGTAGGATCGTTAAAACCAACACCAAGCCCGTCAATAGACTTAGTGAGGGTTTTACGAAACTTCGAGACATCAAATGCCTTACCCATTCG